TGCAGAACGAATACCCTGGCGGTCAAGTAAAGACTGGTCGTACGGTTCGTGTTACTGCGAAAGAGGATTTGCAGACGGTGTTGCGTGAGGAGTCGTTCCGCCAGTTGGGTCGTCCGATGACTCCGCAAGAGGTTCGTGACGCGGTGCAGTTCATTCAGTCGCGTGAACGTCAAGCGGCGATGGGTGGTGTGGAGCAGGCTCCGGCGTTGAGCACGTTGACGACGCAAGCCGTTACCCGTGGACGTGAAAGCGAAGTGCAGGTGGAAGGTTTCCGTACGTTGGCGGACCTTATCGAGCGCGCTCTTGGAGGTGCATGATGAATCCGTGGGACAAGGACGCGCCGTGGATAAACAATCTTCGTATCAGCAAGGAAGCAAAGCAGGCGTTGTGGACGCAGGTTCAGGCTGGCAACGTCACAGAAAACGAGGCTGAGTCGTACAATTGGGGCACCTTTACAACCATCGCAAACTTTATGCGTTGGGTCAAGGCTGGTCGCGCGGAGGGGACGCCAGTTGGCGATTTGCAGAAGGCGCAAACCGACATCGAAACGATTCGCAAACGCATCGACCTTGCCGATGCAACAATCACCGCCTATGAAGAGGCGCTGGTTGCCAGCAAAACCGACAACATCAAAATCGGCAAACGAACCTTGAAGCGAGACAAGGCAACCGCAGACCTTGAAAAACTTCGGGACAACCGCAAGTTCCTCTCCGAATCGCTCGACGCCATCGTGAAGAATGTGAACATTACGAACCGCGAGTTGTTCGACAGGCAACAGTACGCCGATTCATGGTGGCAAAGGTACGAACGTACGAAGAATGTGGAGGATTTCAAACAGTGGCAGATTGCGAGCGCCGCCGTAGGTGAGCAGGCCGTGTCCGCTGTCAACATTCCTGGACCGAACGTTCGCGTCGGTTTCGGTAGGACCGCCACTCGCGGCCCATTTATCCCACCTGTACCGATGGGGGTGGTGCCTTCGGGTAGCGCCACGGGCGTTGACGGTGGAACTGGCGGCGACGGTGCGACTGGCGGTGCTGCTGCCGCTCCGAAGAAAGTTACCCGCGCAAACGTAACCGCAGAACTCACCAAGCGCGGACTGCCGGACACCCCAGAAAACAGGGCCACCGTGCGCGCAGAGTTGGAAGGCACGAAAGCGAAAGCATCTTGGGAAGAACTTGTCGCACAACAAGCAGGCGAATACGCATACCTTCTCGACCCGAAATACGAAGGCGTACCAGAACTATTGCGAAAAGCCGTTGAGCAAAAATGGTTCGCATCCGAGGAAGGCAAGGCACAGTTCCTTCAGGAGTTCAAGAAAACCGCTTACGCACAGAACACGACAAACTTGCAGCAGGCGTTCGATGTCAAAACTCCAGCCGAAAAACAGTCGGCTATCCAAAAAGCCATCAACGACATCCGTGCCGAGTACGGCGAAATCCAATTCGACCAAGCAGCCCTCGAAGAAGTTGCCGGTGTCGCAGCCCGTAACGGCTCAACCGGCATCGACCTCGGACGTCTCGTCTATCGTGCCGCGTTCAAACGCGGGGCCGCCGCCCCAACCTTCACCGCACCAACCGCAGCCAAGACTGCGTTGGGTGGCGCCGACGCGGACCGTATCCGAGCCATCTACCGTGCTTATGGGCAACGCCCAGATGATGACCAGATTGCCCGCATTTTGGCACAAGAAACTGACCCTGCGAGTGGTGTTGTGATGACCGAGGACATGCTGCGGAACAATTTGCGTGACTTGGCGAAAGTGTCCTACAAGCCGTTTGCTGACTTGTTGGACCGTGGTGTGTCGGTTCAAACCATCTTCTCGCCGTATCAACAGATTGCTGCGAGCGTTTTGGAGCAGGCACCTGACCAGGTGGCGTTGATTGACGACCGTGGCGTACCGACGAAGTTTGCTACCGCTTTGATGGGTAAGGAGCCGATGTCGTTGACTGAGTGGATTACTACTCTGAAGTCGGATAACAAGTATGGTTGGCAGTTCACGAATGAGGCGAAGCAGCAGGCTACTAATTTGGTGATGGATTTGGAGAAAGCGTTCGGGTACCGAGCATGAGCAACGTAAATTTCAATTTGTCAAACTTGGATTTTGATGCTCTTGAGCAATCTGTTCGTGAGGTTGCTACTGCTGGTAGGGCTACCGAAACCCAAGACCCCTATTACAGCCAAAATCGGTATCGCACCTATTCGGAAATCGTTGAGCGCGATGGTCGACGCATTGAGGTAATCAAAGATTTCAATGGTGAGGTTCGCCAAGAAACCGACCTGGGACCAGTTGAGGATACGCCGGATGATACGCCAGACGATACGCCGGACGCCGCAACTCTCTTTGCTCAACAGCAAGCCGCACAACGCCAAGAAAACGCTTTCAGCATCGTCAACACATTCCTCCAACGCGCAGGACTACAAGGCCTAGAAGCCCAAATCCGTGCCCTACTTGCACAAGGAATCGAAGATTCCGACGCCATCCTGTTCAACTTGCGAGACACCGAACAGTTCCGTACCCGCTTCAAAGCCAACACAGCCCGCGCAGCCAAAGGACTCCCAGAACTGGACCCAGCCACCTACATCGGCTTGGAACAGCAATACCGTTCAGTTCTCGTAGCGAACCGGCTCCCCACCGATTTTTACGATTCCCCCGACGATTTCCAAAAACTCATCGAAGGTGACGTTTCCCCCTCAGAGTTCCAGTCCCGTATCAACGAAGGATTCGCAAGGGTGCGCGACGCAGACCCACAGGTTCTCAACACCCTCCGACAGTTCTACCCAGAAGTAGGCAACGACGAATCAGCCCTCGCCGCCTACTTCATTGACCCAGTACGAGCCAACACCGTTCTCCAACGTCAAGTCGAAGCAGCCCGCATCGGTGCCCGTGGCAGAGAACAAGCAGGATTCCAGTTCGGTGCCGAAACCGCGGAGGATTTGGTGGCTCGCGGCTACACCGCAGAACAGGCACAGGCGGCGTTCCAGCGGGCAGGACAGTTGGCTGGCTTGTATCAAGAGATGGGTGGGGAAGAAATGCTCACCGAACAACAAAAGGTCGGCGCTGCTTTCGGCTTCGATGTTCAGGCACAGCAGGCGTTGGAACGTCGCCGCGCCCAACGTGTCGCAGAGTTCGCTGGCGGCGGGGCGTTTGCCCGCACTACAGGTGCTACATCAGGTACCGTCGAAACGGGTGTGGGTACCGCCCAGTAGGGTACTTGACATCGGTAGCCGGTGTGCTACTCTGAGTGATGTCATAACGACAACAGCCACCAGGAACCTCCAACCTGGTGTGGGTAAAGGAGTGAGCCAATGTCAAACATCAACGAGTTCGAAGACGACACTGTTGACGAGGCACCAAAAGACCCCGTGCGAGCACGGATGCGTCTACTGGAAAAGGAATCCGCAGAACTGAAGAAACAGTTAGCGGAAGCCGAAGCAGTCAAACGCGAAATGGCTTTTATCAAGGCTGGAGTCCCAATGGACAATCCAGTCTCAAAGTATTTCGTAAAGGGCTACGACGGTGAAGTCACTCCAGAAGCCATCCGACAAGCAGCGGAGGAAGCGAATCTCATCGCCAAGGCAGCGGACGATGCGCAAGCAAAGTCTGAGGCTGATGCCTGGAACCGTATTACGAAGGCCCAGCGTGCAGGTGAGACGAGCGAACCGATGGTCGATTGGAACACCAAGTTGAACCAGGCTCGTAACGAGCAAGAGGTGATGCAGATTTTGGCCCAAGCAAGGCAAGAAGCAGAAAACATCTAGCCCACAGTAACCCTGTGGGAGAAAGACCACAGGTAAATAACAGTGGCTTATACACAGCAGTCAAGTCTGTCAACAGACCAGACAGCATTTGACCGGATTGCGTACTTCGCGCTCCGCAGCGAACTTTTGTTCGACGCGGTGGCAGACGTAATGCCGGTTGCACAGGCAATGCCAGGTTCGGCAGTTACCTTCACCATTTTCAACGATTTGGCTGAAGCGTCGTCGGCTCTGACTGAAACCTCCGATGTCACCGCGGTCGCCATGGGCGACAGCCAAGTGACCGTCACGCTCGCTGAGTACGGTAACGCCGTCTCGACGACCGCCAAACTGCGCGGAACTTCGTTCCTCGACGTGGATGCGGCTGCCGCGAACGTTGTCGGTTACAACGCTGGTATCAGCGTCGACGGAATCATCCGCGACGTGTTGGCCGCAGGAACCAACGTCGTGTACGGAGGTGGCGGTACGACCACCCCGTCTTCGCGCACCACGATTGCGACCGAAGACATCATCGAAGCGAACGACGTCCGCAAGGTTGTCGCCGCTCTCCGCAAGGACAACGCAGTGTCGTTCAACGGCATGTACATGGGTTACATTCACCCCGACGTGTCGTACGACCTTCGTCGTGAGACGGGTGTGGCTTCGTGGCGTGACCCGCACGTGTACAGCGACCCAGCGAACATCTACAACGGTGAAATCGGAGCCTTCGAAGGTGTCCGTTTCATTGAGACTCCGCGAGCCAAGTTGTTCGCAGATGCCTCGGATGGCGCAGGTTCCGCAGGAAACATCGACGTGTACTGCACGCACATCTGCGGTCGTCAGGCACTTGCGAAGGCGCACAGCATCGTGGACGGCAACGGTCCGTTCCCGAAGGTTGTTCGCGGTCCGGTGACCGACACCCTCATGCGTTTCCAGCCTGTCGGCTGGTACTGGCTGGGTGGCTACGCCCGATTCCGCGAGGCTTCACTGCGTCGCATCGAGGCTTGCTCCAGCATTGGCGCAAACTCCTAATTAGTTAGGAGTAACAGATTGGTGGGGGGCGGGGTTTCCTCCCCTGCCCCGTCCCTCACTTCTGCTATTCTTTCGTGCGAGGTAACTGATGTCGATTTCCAATTATGCCGAACTAAAGATTCTTGACCACTTGACGGGACGGGCTTCTTGGACTGCACCCACTACGGTGTACATCAAACTTCACACTGGTGACCCTGGTGAGGATGCGACAAGCAACGCCGCAACCGAAACAACTCGCAAGGCTGCGGCATGGTCGGCGGCATCGTCTGGTTCCATTGCCACTTCCGCAACTATCGAGTGGACGAATGTTTCCACAACTGAGACGTACAGCCATTGGTCGGCTTGGGATGCCTCAGCCGGCGGCAACGCGTTGTGGAGTGGCGCGCTTTCTTCTTCTGCTTCCGTTACGGCTGGAGACACGTTCCAAATTACTTCGCTGACGCTCAGCCTCGATTGAGGTGAGGTAGCCGCATGGCTACTGGGGCTACGGATTTCACGTTCGGCTTCACGGATACCCCTGGGTTCCGTGAGTTTGCTGAGGTGCCGAACTATGCGCCTCGCAAGGTCATCTATTTTTCTTCCCCTTTCTCTGCGACGCAGGGCTATTATCGCGGCCTCGTCGTCGTTGACCGCG